AGAGACGCCGGCGATCTGGGGCAGTAGCGGGTTCAGCTCATCAATAAACCCGTTGATCTCATCGACCATGGTCTTTTGGGCAGCCATGGTCTTGTCGGCCTTCGCAGTAAAATCAACCGGCGCATCCGCCCGAGTTGGCGAAGGGGGCATAGGGGTAAGCTTCTTGATAGCCATCAGGCAAGGCTCCTTACTTCAAGGCTCATTTCGCAGAACGCCGGGTTGGCGATGTTCTCGGACAGGTTCTCGAACCGGCCCACGGTGATGGTCGCTTCCATACCCTCGTACCCGACGTACACGCACGGCGTGTCCTTCAGGCGGGTCAAGGTCCTGAATGCGCTGGAGACGTTCTCAGTTGGAATGCGGACGTCGTAGTCGACCAGGCGCCGAGAGCCACGGGAGACGACAGTGACGTTGCCGAAGTCGTCTTCGGTGGTGGTGCTGTAGGACTGGATGCCCAGGCCGGTGCCGTAGACGGTGGTGCCGATCTCGATCATCTGGCCAAGGACCAGCAGCCCGACCTCAGCCGTGGCGCCCGGGTTGGTGACGATGATCCGCACGCTGGCGGTGCCGTAGGCTGGCAGGTCGAACTTCACCGCTGTTTCTGTCCGATCAAGCGGCTTGAAGAAGTAGTCGTACCAGTTCGAAACCCCGGTATCCGCCAGGGGTATCGTCTTGTTGTAGACCTCCCCGTCCGTGGGGTCGGTCACGATCACCTGCACCGTCGACGCGACCAGGCCGAACAGGCCGATGGAGTTCACCACCTCCCCTGCCTTGATCGTGACATCGATGGTCTCGGCGTTCGCCGTGCTGGTGCCGATCAGCCATTTATTGCCGGCCTTCTTGTCGAACATCTTCCAGCGGTTGCTGGCGCCCGTGTCGAGCCATTTGGCCGGCGTGCTGGTGTCGGCTGAGGGAGCGACGGTGGTGTTACCCGCCGTCGCGCTCAGCCATTCCCAGACGTGGTGTGCATCCAGCACCCGGTCGCCCTTGGCATAGCCCCCGGTCTTGGATGAGCTCCAAGCGGGGGCATCTGTCTCGGCGACGTTCGAAGTCAGGCCACTGTCCGTGATGGTGGCCGGTCGTATCAGCTTCATGCTGTCTCCAGAGTGGCGACGCCCACTTCGTTCTGCTGCTGGATGCCGTCGGCGGTCTTGCGGGTGTGCTTGGCGATCGAGGCGATGGCGTAGCGCATCTCCTGGTTCTCAGCGCGCAGAGCCTGAAGCTCACGCACCACAGCACCATTCCCGCCGCCCATCATCGAAGCCGTTTCGGCCGCGGTGTGCACATAGCCAGGCTTGTTGAAGTTGATGAGCTCAGGACCCTTCTCCCCCACCAGCGCCAGACCACCGCCGTAGAGACCACCCGACGCGAACGCTGGGATCTGCCCATTGGCAATGGCCGCTGCACGGATCGCAGCGTTGATGTCGGAGATGTTCCCGGCCGCTACCTGCTGCTGCCAGTACGCCAGGCCCGCAGCATCTGGAGCACGGCCCAGGATGTTCTGGTACGCGGTGTTGATGGACTCGCCGTTGGCTGCCCCTGCCTGACCGATAGCGCCCCGCAGGTCATTGCTGGAGAGCTGGCCGGAGACCAGCTTGTCCTTCCAGTACGCCGCGCCGGCTTTGTCAGCACTGCGACCGAGGACAGCCTGATAGGCCGCTTCGATCAGCGTGTCGGCGTTCTTGCCACCGGTGCCGTTGGGCGATGCGGTAAGCACGGCTGCGGCGAACTGGTTGAGCGCCTCCACGATCGACAGCAGCGTGTTGTCCACGCCATTGATGGCATCGATCTGCGCCTGAGCCAGGTCCAACTGCCCCTGCAGCATCTTCGACTCGAGGTCGAACTGCTTCTTGCTCAGGTCCAGCTGATCCTGGATGCCCTTGACCGTCTTCTCGGCGCTGGTCAGCTGGTCGCCGGCCGTGGACGACAGCTCACCGATCAGTGCCGCGGACCGACCCTGGTCACGAGCGAACGACAGCCAATCGCCGTAGCCCGACGAGTTGTTGCCGGTCACCGTGGACAGCGCGTCATCCAGACCCTGGAAGTTCGCCAGCGAGCCACCGGCCCGAGCGATTGCAGCCGCCGTTTCCAGCGTCGCCGTCGCCTGGCCGTACAGCACACGACTCGCCTGGTCCGATTGGCCGAGCATCGTCTTCAGCGCCGACGACAGGCTGTTCGTCATCGAGGTCAGCGAAGAAACCGCCGACTGCGAGGACGAGAGGCTGGCGTTCAGCGCCTCGGTGCGAGCGTTGTAGGCCTCCTGGATAGCGTTCTGCTGCTTCTGTACCGCACGCTGCAGAGCACTCATGGCGCCGGCCAACATGTCACTCTGCGCCTGCTGCGCAGCTTTGGCCTGGGCTTCGAGGATGTCGTAGTAGCTGCTAGCGGTCTGCCAGAGGCTGGTTAGGCTGGTGAACATTGCTTGGCCGGCAGCCGTGCTCACGTCGATGGCGCTGACGATGTCCCGGTATCCCTGGCGCAGCGGCGGAAGGGAGACACCCATTGCCTGGAACTGCGCAGTGACAGCCGACAGCGTGTCGGCCTGCTTCTCCGCCTCAGTGAAGAATGCGCCGTAGTAGCCGTTTACGTTCTCGGTCAGCTTGTCCATGCCACCGGCCAGGGCCGTCAGAGCCTCGGCAGCATAGGCGCCTGCCGGGGTGATCTTGAGAACCTTGACGTTCAGCAGGTCCAGCATCCCGTTGACGCTGATCAGGTTGCCCAGCAGCAGCTTCAGGCCGTCCAGCGTCAGGCCGGCCCGGAATTGGCTGCCCATGGCGGTGTTGATCTGGTCGGTGATGCTGTCGAACGTGCCGGTGAACCATTCGCCGATGAGTTGCTGCAGTTCCTCGGTGGTCTTGCCCTTGGTGCTGATCTGGGTTGCGGCAACGGTGAGGCCGTCCAAGGCGCTCTGGCTGACGTCGATGCCGAACTGCTCGTACAGTGCCTGGATCTGGTCCATGCCGGCGTCGAACGTCATGTCGAGCGCGGCCTGGGTATCGGCATCCAGGGCATTGAAGACGGTGCGCTTCTTGTTCTTGCCGAAGAGGCCGCCCTTTTTCTTCTGGTATTCGTAGCCGGTGGCACTCAGGTCGCCGCCTTCGACGCCCAGGCTCAGGCCGGCATCCTTGGTCTGCCACTGGCCGCCGAACAGCTTCGAGCCGAAAGCAGCGCCAGCCACGGCGCCGATAGCACCACCGATGGCCGTCCCGATCGGGCCGAAGTAGCTACCCAGCTGCGCGCCGGCGTACATGCCGCCGCCTGCACCACCAGCACCTGCCACAGCGCCCTTGAAGCCTGCCGCCTGCCAACCTTGCAGCGCGCCAGCGATGGCAGCGAAGTACGGGCCGTAAGACGAGATTGTGCTGGCAACCTTGCTGGCTGCCTGGCTTGCGTATTGGCCGGCCGCCCAGGTCGAATAGGCCTGACCGGTGTAACCAGCAGCAGTGGCACCCGCCGCGGAGCTGGCAGCAGCACTACCCGCAGCCGCACCGCTTGCCCCGCCGAACAAGCCGGAGACGTAGCTCGCCCCGTTGCTGAGCATGTTGCCGTAGTAGCCCAGGCCGGCCTGTGCAGCGCCGGTCAGGCCGCCAACCTGGTAGCCGCCATAGATGGCCGACCCCACGCCAGTCAGGCCGCTATAGACGCTGTAGGCGTTCTGGGCGAGCGACACGATGTTCAGGCCACCACCGCCACCGCCGCTTTGCGAGGCAGACAGCCCCCCTACCCCCAGCGCTGCACCGATCTGCATGATGATCGGCTTGGTGATGGCCATGTGAGCCAGTTCGGCCAGCAGTTGCTTGAATCCGTCCTTCAGGCTAGTGGCGAACCCGTCGAAGCCCTTGCCGATGTTCTTCCAGGCGTCTGCGAAGGCATCGTCGACCCGGTCAATGGCGCCCTCAGTGAACTGGCCCCAGGCAGTGGCCGCAGCGCGGTTCTGCTCGTATTCCAGGCCCAGGATGCGAAGGGACTCGGCGTATTCGGCAGCAGCCTCGGGATTCAGGCGGATCGCCTCGTTGAGCGCCTTTTGGTCCTCGGTGTACTGGCGCAGCAGGGCGGATTCGGGCTTCAGCCGGTCCATGATGCTCTGGACCTTGCCCACCTGCTCCGCGGTCTTGGCTGCCTGCTGGTTCGCCTGTACAGCTTCCAGCATCAGCTTGGTTTCGGCGGAAAGGGCGTCGGCGTTCTTGCCGGCAAGTGCGGCAGCCACGGCCTTCTCGGCGTTGTAGGCGTTGAGCGCGTCAGTGCCCTGCAGAGTGGCCAGGGCCTGGGCGTTGAGGGAATCGGTCTCCAGCCGGAGCTGGTAGATGCCCTTCGCCACATCCTGCCGGGCCTCGGCGTCCATCTGTGCCTGGATGGCAGCGGTGACTTTTTCCCGGGCTGCGGCGCCGGTCTTGAGCAGTTCCTGCTCGACCTTCTGCTGCAGCGTGTACTGGTAAAGGAGATCCTTGCCGGCCAGGTAGCCATCGGCCAGACCCTGCGCGGCGTCGAACGCGATCTTTGACGAGGCGATGAGGTCGTCCAGCGCCTTCTTCTGCTGCTTGAGCTTGTTCTCAAGTTCCTTGCTGGCAGCGCCGGCCGCGTTGGCACCTGCAACCTGCTTGCTGAAATCGATCAGCCTGTCTTTGCTGTTGTTTTCCCGGGCCTTGCGCTCTTCGTCGTACTTCTTCCGGCGTTCATCAGCAGCAGCTACCTGATCCTCAGACGCCTTGACCGCCGCGGCACGCTCAACCTCAATTTGATCGATGCTCGCCTGGCGGGCTTGCTGAGTGACTTCAATGGAGCGAGTCAGCCGGCTCTGTACGTCAGCGAACGACTCATCGTTGAAGATGGCCGCAATGGTGTCCTTGAACGCGACGCCATAGGCGATGACACGGTCGAAGCCCGATGCGAACTCGACCACGATCCGCTGGATGTAGGAGCGCAGCGTCTCAGGGACTTCGAGAAATGCGGTCTTGAGCGACTCGACGAGGTTCTCGCCGTCCAGGCCGATGATTTCCATCGACTCGGAGAAATTGCGCTCCAGGATCTCCAGAGTTGCCTTGAAGTCTTCGCCGTAGTACTTGACGCTCTCGCCGAGAGCCTTCATGTACCCTTCGAACTGGCCGGACTCCAGCATCATGTTCAGTTCGGTCAGGGCATCGTTCGCCACCTTGACCGAATCAGCCATAGCCTGGCCGAGCCCCTGCTGGTTGATCAGCCGATAGGTCTGATCCCAGGTATCGCCCAGGTTGGAAATCTGGCCATCGACAGTCTTGGCGCGCGCCTCCATGGCGCCGGCGAAGTCCACCAGGCCCAGGTTCATGAGGTAGCCCTCAATCTCCTTGGCATTCTTCCCGATCGTGGTGCTCACGCCGCGGAAAGTCAGGGACACCTTGTCGCCCTGCTGACTGGAGGTGATACCGAACTCCTTCAGGCGCTCGAACTCACCGGTGGCAGCATCGGCTACGGCCTCGATCATCTGATTAAGATCTTTTCCCATGGCAGCGGCAGTGTTGCCGTAGGACATGAGAGCTTTTTCGGACGGAGTGAGGCCCAGGTTCACCAGCTTGGTGAAACCCTCGACGGCCTGGTCAAGGCTGTACGGGGTCTTCGCTGCGAACTCCTGCAGCGCCTGGAAAGCAACGGCTGCTTTTTCGGTGCTGCCAGTGGCGGTCACCAGCCCGGCGTTCAGCTTGTCGAACTGGCGCTGGACCTCTACAGCCTTGCTCAGGGATGCGAAAGCAGCGACGGCGGCGGTCAGCGGGGCAATGATCCGGCCCATAGAAGAGGCCATGCCGGAGAAGTTCTTCTCGACCGACTGAGCGCTCTTGTCCGAGCTGCCGGAGAACTGCTTGATCTTGCTCTCGCCCTTATCGAGTTCCCGCCGCAGTCCTGCAGTCGTGGCCTCGATCCGAACCAGCATGTCGGAGATGTTTTGCGGATCAGCCACGGCTTTCTCCCAGGCATAAAAAAACCCGCCGGAGCGGGTTGTGTGATTTCACTGTGGTCTAGCGGACCTTGCTGACTCTCGTTGAGCCGCACTGGGAGCATCTCCAGCCGCCAAACTTGACGCTGATCAAGATCCATACGATCAGCCACCAGCCCAGGGTTACCAGGGTCAGCAGCAGGTGGAGGATATGGTTGGTGCCCTTTCTCCAGACGATTACCTGCGCGTCGCAGCTCTTGCAGTATCCGCCTTTACGATCTTCAGCCATGCCGGGGTTCTCTCGTGAAACTGTTCACAGAATAACGGCAGCATAGCTCAATCCTTGAGCAGTGGAAGGCGAACACAGCCCCTCAAGTCACTCCCCATCCTGCCGATGCCATGGGTGCCCGACTGGGTGCGCGCCCAGGGACTGGCATCATCGAACAGGAGAGAAAGATGAGCGAAGAGATCCACATCAACCCGGTGACGGCCTGGAACATTCAGACCGTTGAGTCGATGCAGATTCTGCTGATCCAGCTGAGTTTCATCTCGCAGCCGTTCCAGCGGCCGGACGAGGCTCAGCAGGGGCCGGTCCATGCGATCACCCTTCAGCAGGCCGAAGAGCTGATCGAGGTACTGAAAAGAGGCGTGGATAAGCTGAAAACTGCCGAAGGGACACCGGCACCAGGCCCTCGACACTGACACTGAACGTCGGAGCGCTCATGTTTTGCACCTCATGCGGCTTGGGCGCTTTTCCTGGTGGCCACCGCCACCCGCAGCGCGGTCTTGGTCTCCCGGGCGATCGCCTTCTTGTCCGGGCCTTCCTTCTTCGGTGCGGCCAGAGGGTTCGTCTTCACGGCGAACTCGAAGGCGCCCTCGCAGGCCAGGAGGATCTCGGGCACCAATGCGTCCCAGGCATCCCGGGGAGACCACCGGAGCCAGCCGGTAGCCATGGCGAAAATCTCATCGACATAGCTACCGTTGCCGGAACGCTTTACGCGTTTCCCTGCTCGGCCTCGGGCTCAGCCTCTTCAGCGGTGCGAGCGCTGGGGTTGAGCATGGCGGTCAGGTAGGGCATCACCTCGGGGACGACCACGCCGATGCCGGCATCCCAGATCGCCTCTTCCAGGGCTTCGAGATCCTTGGGCTTGGTGGACAGGCCGGCGCCGATGGCGATGACTGCTGCAGTGGCTGCGAAGTTGAGCACCTGCAGTTGCTGGAAGGCCGGAGCCAGGCCGCCGAAGCGCGCCTCGATGCCCTTGACGGCCTTCAGCGTGAATTTGAGTTCGTACTTCTCTTCGCCGACGTTGACGAAGGTAGTGCCGTGATCGGTCTTGCTCATGGTTCATTCTCCAAAGGGGATGCAGCGAAAAAGAGGGCCCTGGCGTCCCGGAGCCCTGGAGGAAGCGTGAATCAGGAGTCGGCTTCGTAGATCTCGGAGTTGATGCCGACGCTGTAGCTGCGGCGCACGACGTCGCCGTTCGCGATGTTGGTCTTGCGGTCGCTCATCACCTTGCCGGCGAAGTAGTCAACGTCACCGTCCGGGTACACGATCTTGAACGGGTAGTCGTAGCGGCTGCGGCTGGCCTTGGCGGCTGCCATGGCGATCTGGCCGGCATCGCCCTTGTCCAGGCCTACTGTCACGTCCATGGTGCCGGCGTCGGATGCGCCCTTGAGGTGGCGGACGCGGGCGTCGGCCAGGCCGGTGAAGCTGACATCGGCATCTTCGTCGCCGTAGTCGCCGATGGTCTCGACCTCGCCTACTTCGGTGTAGGTCAGGCCGGACAGCAGCGTCATGGCAGCGGTGTCGCTGTCAGGAAGGTCAGCGGTGAGGATCGGACCCACGAAAAATCGAGTGCCGGCTCCGGTATTGATAGACATGGGTAGTCCTCCATCGGACGTGGATATAGCCGCAACGCGGCAGGGTGGTGAATCAGTTCTGGGTGAGGATTTCGGCGGTCACGTTTCCCTGATAGGTGATCCCATCGGCATCGCGGTCGCTGTTGGTGCGGGTGATCTGGATGGAAACGGCGCGACCGGTGGTGAGCGTGAGCCGCTGTCGGTGCAGCGCGGTCTCGATCTCCGAGATGATGCGCTTCACCTCTGACTGGCCCTGGTACTTGCTCCAGACCGTCAGGTAGAAGAATCGAAGGTCCCGGCGCTTGCCCGAGATCGGGCTTTGATCGTCGGATAGCTCGCGATCCAGTGTCACGTAGGGGTAAGCAGCGTCCCGGGGCACGGCGTCGTACACAGGGCAGCTCAGAACGGCCTTCAGGCGCTGATAGACAGCGACCTGCAGGGAAAGGGATACGCTAGCCATCACTCACCCCCTGGCTGGCCTTGGAGAGCGTTTCATCGATGGCTTCCTTGAGTAGCTTCTTGATCGCGTCGCGGTTCAGATCGTAGGACGGTCGGATGAAGGGCCTGGCCGGCAGCGCCGGTTGATCCTCGTTGCCCTTGGTGCCGTTCTCGACGAAGCGCAGGTAGAAGAAGCGCCTGCCCTTCTTCTTGCCGCGAATGCCGATCTGGGCATCCAGGCCAGACTTGGACACGAAGGCTTCCAGGGCCGCCTTGCCCTCTCCCGTGTCGACCGGGATCAATTCCTGCTGAGTCTCCAGCACCAGGTCGGCCGCTTTCTGCATGGCCGGCCGGATCTGGTTGTCAGCGGTCTGGCTGATGCGGCGAAGCACCCGGCGGAGCCTGATGTCGCCGGTGATGGATCGCCGCGCCATGGCCTACTCCTTTTCGGTCTTGGCCTTGGGCTCTTCCTTCACTTCCTTGGCCAGGCCGCGGGTGATCAGGTCTTGACCCTCAGTGGCCGAGACGACGAACTCGGCACCTTTCTTCTGGTAGCCCTTGGAGTTGTGCAGGCTGGCGAGCGCTTGGACTTTCATGGTGACCTCACGGGTTTTCGATGGTGGTGCAGAGCAGCTTGAGCATCCGCGTCCGGTTGTCCGGCAGCGGAGCCTTGATTTCGTAGGTGGTGGACTGGTGGACCAGGCGGTCACCGCGCTTCACGTCTTCGCGGTACCGGACGTTGATCTCTGCGGTGATCTCGCCATCCAGCTGCTGGGCGATCTGCGCCGTGCGGCCAGAGATCGAGTTGATCTCGCCCCAGACGTTCGCGTACTCCTGCCAGCCCTCGATGTAGCCGCCTGCACCGTCCTCGGTGCGCTGCTGACTCTGCAGGCTGCAGCGATGGCGAAGGGGGCCGGCTCTCATACGCCCATCCCGATCCGGTAAGGATTCAGCAGGTTCATGACCGTAGGGTTCGGCTCGTAGGAGACACCCACGAAGCTCCCCTCTCGGTTCTCGTACAGATCACCCAGGACCAGCAGCGTCGCGGCGTCAACGGCCTCATTGCCAACCATAGAGCCGGACAGCTCCCGATAGGCCTGTACCGCGGCGCGGAAGTTGGCGTTAGCCTGATCTACCAACTCGCCGGAGATGGCCTGGCCGGTCACCAGGGCCGCAGCCTCAAGGTCAGCCTCCAGCTTCAGGCTGGCGACCTCCAGGGCGGACTGAGCACCAGCCTTGGCATTGGCCAGCGCCACAGCATCGGCGTAGATGCCACGGTTCAGGTACTGCCTTACCCACTCCTGAGCCGCGGCCAGGTAGGCGAGGACCATCGGGTCTTCATCGTCCAGCCTCAGGTGTTGCTTGGCTTGCTCAAGAGTGACCATCAGTCATCCTCCGTGCCAGGCGGTACGCGAGGCATTTACTTGTCTTCCTGTGTCTGCTTGGCCTTGTTGCGCGGCTTGGGAGCGGCCTTTTCTTCGGCTTTCTCCTCGGCCTTCTCGTCAGCGCCCTCAAAGAACGGCGCCAGTTCGCGCTGCAGGCTTTCCGACAGGCCTTCGGGCATGGGATCGCCCCGCTTCACGCTGCCGACCAGGTGGTGATGGAATCCGCGTTTCGCTTTCATGCTGACCTCCAATGAAAAGCCCCTCCGAAGAGGGGCTGATCTGGCTTAGGCGCCGGTGGTGAAGGTGCCGGTTACGAAGGCTTCCGGGCGGTAGATCGCCAGGGCCAGGCGCTCTTCGGCCCGGATGGTGACCATGTTGCGGCGGAAGTTGTCGCTGTCCTCGGTGGAGATCAGGACGTTGGCATCTTCGCGGTCGAAGACCTGGGCGCCGAGGCGGAAGGCACCGGTCAGGAAGCTGCCACGGTCGATCGCCTGGGTGGCAACAACCGGCAGACCCCACATGGTGGGCTGGGCGAGGCCTTGTGGGTTGGCGAAGATGTAGCGGCCCATGTCGTCCTTGGTCAGCTCGATCTGTGCCCAGTCGATCGGGTGCAGAACGTGGCCGGTGGCCGGGTACTCGGCCAGAACGGCTTGGAGCATGGCCAGGCGCAGGGTGTCGATCGGGGTAGCGCCGGTGAAGCCGGGCACCAGGCTGGCGTTGTAGTCGCTCGCCACGGTGATCAGGCCTTCCAGGTTGCCGTTGGTGCCGGTGCCTTTCAGCAGCTGCAGCTCTTCAACGTAGTCCAGGCCGTAGCGCATGCGACCGTCGATGAAGCTCTGCAGGCCGGGAGCGTCGTCCAAGATCTGCTTGGAGGCCAGCAGCCAGTGGGCCAGGGTGGCCACGCTGCGGGTAACCAGCTCGAATGTCAGGTCGGATTGGGCCTTGAGGTCGCCCTCATTGACCTGGATGCCAGCGTTGTTGGTGAAGCCCTTCTCGCGGACGTACTCGATGCTGTTCGAGCTGGTGCGGCCCTGGGTGATCAGGTCACGCACGGTCATGCGGCGCTCGGGCAGGGTCACTACGGTGCCCAAGCGATCCGGGCGGACGTTGGTGCCAGCAGAAGCACCGGCAGAGGTCACAGCCTTGACGCTCATGCTGGCCTTGCCGCTCTTGCGGGACATCAGGGCCTTCACGTCGTCGTTCTCGACGAAGCGCTCGCCCAGGGACTTCTCGGCCTGAACAGCGCCAGGACCGGCGCGGCGGCCTGCCTTCAGCTCGAGTTCAGTGATCTGAGCGGCCAGGGTGTTGAACTTGACGAGCATCTCGTCCGCGCTCTGCTTCGCCTCTTTGGACAGGTCGCCGTTCTTCTCTATGGCGGCCTTGGCCTCTACGGTGAAGTTCTGAATCGCGTCCTTCTGCTCGTCGAAGGATTTTTGCAGTTGTTCGAGTTCCATTGTTTAGCTCCAGGATGGTCTGAAATTGGCGATCGACTTGATCAATTGCTCGGTTTCGCTCACAGACTCACTCTGGAGCAGACGAGTCAGGCCGCCATTGGTGATGGCAATGGCCTGGCTCTTCGAGAAGCCCGCCTCACGCAGGAACCGCTCGAAATCTTTGATGTTGGGTAGGTCGCCGTGGGCCAACATGGACTTCACCGCTTCGATGCGGGACTCGTCGTTGGCCGGCGTGGTGACGATGGATACCTCGATGAGGTCCACCTCGTGCAAGGTGCGGGTGCGGCTCTTCTGGTCGACCGTGACGGCGCCTTCGACCTCGTAGTAGCCGATCGACAGGCCGGTGATGCTCTTGCTGAGCATGCCGCGGTGGGCAATGCGGGCGTATGCGGCGTCTTCCAGCCACAGCGAGCCCTTCCCGAACAGGCCGTGCTCGTCTTCCTGCATCTCCGACCAGGAGCCAATGGGCTCATCAGTGCGGTGCTGCCACAGAATCGGCAGGGATCGCTCCAGGCGAGCCATTTTTTCCAGGCTCTTCACGAAGGCGCCCTTGTCGACCACCTCGTTGTAGGAGTCGGTCACGCCAAACACTGAGCCATAGCCGGTAAAAGTGCCCGCTTCGTCCGCCGTGGCGGTGAAATCAAAGGCTTTCGTCTTCAGGCGCATTGACTGCTGCTCCTATCTTGTCGAGAGGCACGAACTGGGCCTGTACGGTCAGCACATCGCCACCCGGCAACGGCGGATCGTTCTCCAGTTCGCGGATCTCGTTTCGTGTCTTGATGCCATGGTCGGCGTACACTTGGTACAGCTGGGCCCGGCCTGCAGAATCGGCACGAAGCAGGCCTTCCACCGAGAATTCGGCGTAATAGCGCTGCTTTTCAGCCGTGGACATGAGCTGGCGCTTGATGGCCTGCTCGATTCGCTTGAGGTATGGCGCCAGGGTGAAGGTCTTGAAGCCGATCAGCTCCTGCTCCATCCCGGTGCCCCACTTCGTCTGTCCGGCCGCAGAGTGGCCGATCATGTAGGGCGGGACGCGGAACCAGCGGCACACCTCTTCGATGTTGAAGCCTCGAGTCTGCAGCAGCTGCGCATCCTCAGGATTTAGGCTGAGCTGGGTGTACGTCATGCCCGCCTCCAGCACCATCGTGCCGGTGGGACTTTCCTTCATGGCCTGCAGCGACTTGCGGATCTGCTCGCGCTGGTCGGGCTTGAGCGTCCCTGGCGTCTGGATGAATCCCGAAGGCTTCATGCCGTGCGAGAAGGTCTGGGCGGAAGACTCGTCAGCCGAGAGACTCAGGCCGAAGGTGTTCGCGCCGATCCGGATGATCGACAGGTCTTCGTACCGGCTGGAGGAGAAGCCGCGGATGTAGAAAACGTCTTCCTCATCCATCTGGCTCTGGGTGCCGTCCAGCTCGGTGACGTTCCAGTAGATCGTACCGTTCTCATCGTAGAGGTTCGGACCGACCTGCCAGGGGTCGTAGGGGTCCAGGCCGATCAGCTGGCCAGTGGACGAGTAGATCTTGCGGCTGTGATGCCGGCCCCAAAGGGACAGGTGGCAAGCAACCCGCTCCCAGTACTCCAGCGCCGTCATGTCGGCGTTTGGCTGGTCGTGCAGCACCCGGTAAAGGGGCATATCCGACGCCAGGCGCTTCTGGCCGGGGCCCTGCTTCTCGTACACGAACAGCGGAAGCTGGCCGATCGTCTCGGCAATCAGCCGTACGCAGGCCGTTGCAGCGCTGATCTGCATCACCGAATGCGCGGTGATCGACTTGCCGGTGAAGTTTTCGGTGCCGTAGTAGGACGACCAGAACGCACCTTCGGTGGGCTTGATGTCCTTTCTGCGCGTCAGAGACCACCCAAAAATCGCCATCACACCACCACAATGTCTGAACAGTAGGCATCCAGGTCGATCACGTCCTCCAATTCACCCTGTGCGGCGCCTATCGCCATCGCCAGGGCGACGATTCCGTCGATCCTTCCCGTTGCTTTGTGTTTGTCGAGTTTTCGGTTGCCGGCCGGGTCTTTGGTGATCACCGCGTTGGCCGCGCACATCGTGGCGACCGGGTGACCGCCGTGCCGCAGGCGACCATTGAGTAAATCAGCCTCCAGCGCGTCGATTGCCGGGCTCATGTCTTTGAAGCCCTGGCCAAACTGCGCCAGCGGGAGCTCTACCCCCTGGCGCTCGCAGGCTTTCTTGAAATCGTCGATCCGCCACCGGTCAAAAGCGATCTTCTGCACGTCCAAACCGGCCAGAATCTCGGCGATTTCGACGCAAACGAAGTCGTAATCAACCGTTGCGCCCGGGGTGGTGGTCAGGAAGCCCTGCCGCTCCCACGTTTCGTACGGGACGCGATCCTTTTTGGCCCGGTCAAACAGGCCGATTTCGGGCGTCCAGAAGTGGAAATAGCAGTGCTTTACGCCCTCCTCGTCCACACCAAACAGCACGAATGCCGTCAAGTCGGTGCGCTGAGAGAGGTCGAGACCGCAGTAAACGGGCATCCCTTCCAGCGCTTCAGCCTCACCCGAGCAGTTCTGCCACACCGACTTCGAGATGAAGGGGCTGACAGTCGAAACCCGCTGGTTCAGGTTCAGGTTACGGAAGGTGTTCTCGCTGCTCGGCATCCGAGCGGCCTTCTCGGCCAGCTTCTGCATGTCCGGCAGGCTTCGAAACGTTCCCAGGGCCGGATTGGCCTTGCGCCAGCTCTCAGGGTCGAGAATGTCCGCTTCCAGGGGCGCCGCGTGCAGGTGGCAGACCGTGCCATCGTCTTCCCCCTTGAGGGCGTCGTCGATCCAGACGCTGAGCAGGTCGGCGTCAGTGGCTGCCTGGGTCGAGATGACCATCAGCAGCGGCTTGTCGTGGGCACCCTGAGCGGTCACCACGGCGTCCACGAAGTCGTCTTGCGGGCCGCGGACCTGACCGGTCTCGTCGAGGATGGCCAGGATGGGCGACAGACCGTGAGTCGTCTTGCCTTCAGCCGACAAGGCCTTGTATTCGACGTTTCGCGCCTTGCCCAGCAGCCGCTTGCTCGAGGGGATGATGTGCACCAGGGCCTGAAGTTCAGGGTTCAGGTTGATCATCTTCACCGCGAGGTTGAACACGATGGACGCCTGGTCGCGGCTCATGGCGCCGGAGACGATCTGCGAGTTCTGCACTGCCTCGGGACCCACCAGGTGAGCCAGGAGAATGCCGGCGATCAGCGCTGTCTTCCCGTTCTTACGGGCGATGCTCAGGATCGCGGTGTGCGTGCCATGCGGGTTGTCGTATACGTCTAGAATAAATTGGCGCTGAAATGGCTCTAGGTGTATCGGCTGCCCAATATGCTTGCCTTCAGGTGCGCGGCAATAGCGGGTAATAAATTCACAGACCCGTTCGCCGCGTGTCATCGCTCACCTCAATGCATAGGCCTGGCCAGCAGGCTGTCGTCTTCGTCGATCTGCGCTACCGTCCGCTGCGCCTCACGCTGAGAGCTGTTCTTGCCACGGGACTGTTTACTCTCTCCAACCGTGGCGATGGCGTGGACTTGCAGGGTGCGGCACAACGCGATCGAGCGCCTGCTCAGTGTTTCCAACAGGGAATGCTTAGGGTTCATCACGACAGTGCCCCGGTCGTTCACCAGGGTGTCGCCTTCGGTGTCGATCTCCTCCTGGATGCGCTCGATGTCGGCCTGGCAGCGGGCTAGGTTCGCTGCGTGACCAAGATCGATGTCAGTCCAGGTGTCTCGCGCGCGTGCACGAGTGATCGCGTTCCAGAAGGGGATGTCGCGTTCACGAAGCCGGACATGTGCCGGCGCCGGATAGTCGTTCGAGGCATCGTTGAATGCCTGGGCCATCACATGGAGGCTGTCGGCGCGCTTGTTGGCCATACAACCTCCGTGGTTCAGCCGAATTTTTAGACAGAGATGAAAAAGAGAGGGTCGAGGTCGGTATTCAGGCGTTGGCCTTCCGAGTTTTCAACCACCCCCTCTCATTTGCGAATCGTTCGCGTCATCGCCCGCAGAATCACATCACGACCAATGGTGGCCGGGATCTACTGGGATACCTGACTCATCGTGGCCTGCTAGCCAGCCTGACTTCTCTTGGCGCTGCTTGTGCCTGTTGTGGCAATGCTCACAGAGGCTTTGAAGTGCGCCATCGAAGAACAGGGACTCATCACCCTTGTGCGCTATCACGTGGTCAGCTACTGAAGCTCGGACGATCTTGCCCATGCTAATGCAGAAGGCGCACAGAGGTTGGCGTTCTAGCTGCTCTCTGCGTTTATGCTTCCAGCGCTTGGTGTTGTAGAGGTGATGCCAGGGTGAGGCGTTGGCCATAGCGCACCTATGCGGGCTTGATGCTTACGCCGGCACGAATGACTCGATCGACCTTGGCCCAATCAGGATGCCGGCCAGTCAGCTCACACATGAGCGTCACGCCATACAGGTAAGCCTTCAACCACCAGGCAACCTTGATGTTCACGATGATCTTGGTGGTCGCCATCAGACAAACTCCACAGTGACCTGGCCGCGAAGCATGCGGGTGTAGATCTCGTCGCTATTGCGCTTGGGCTTTACCGGCTGAGGTGCATAGCAGACCAGGCCGCGCTGGGTGTCTGCCCATAGGGCCCACTTCACCTCGTGGCCGTTGCAGAAAACGCGGCGCACGCCACGGCCATCGGAGTGAGTGTGGAATGAGCTGGGCTTCGGGTCATTCTTGGCAGGCACGCTCATCTGGCGACTCTCCTACGCTCTTGCCGTTAATCAATCACTGCTCTTGCGTCTTACCTGCGACCTCGACAGCCTTGCTGGCCTTGGTCGCGGCTTCCTCCGCCTTGCCGGCTGCCTGTTCTGCCTTCGTGGCAGCGCTTTCGACCCTGGGGCCGACCTGCAGCAGCAACTTCTGGTTAATGTCCAGCAGCTCGCGGATCCTGGCAACGCGCGTGGCGTCCTGGCGTTCGTGCGACTCGGCGAGGATCTTGACGGTATCGGCGGTCGTCACGGCGTTGTGCTGACTGCCCGCCATCCAGCTCGCGATGGACACGGCCAGCAGTAGGAACCAGCTGCCATGACTATCGAGCCAGCGACGAAACTTACCCTTATGTCGGGTGAATTCTTGGTCAGTCATGCTGTGTTCCTCTTGAGGAGTTCGGCCTTCAACTCGGCGATCTCTTCCGTGAGGTACTGAACCTGCACTTCCATGCGTGCGATCTGCGCTTTGTTCTCCGCGAACTCGCGGACTAAGGCGTTGTTGCTTTGCCGTGACTCTTCCAGCAGACGCTGGACCTCAAGAAGTTCGGCCTTCGTATCCTTGTGCGCTGCGCGCTCATCGGCCAGGGCGCTGTTGAGACGCTCAGTGGCTGGGCCTTTCTTCTCTCTCCATTGCATGAAGATGAAGCCGGCACCGGCAATCACGACAAGCAGCGCCCAGGCCACCCAGTCGCTGAGACCGGCACCCGGACCCGGAATCGGGGGCAGGTTATTCATCTGCCTCTCCAGATTGCAGGCACGAAAAAGGCCCTCCGAAGAGAGCCTTGAGAATTAACGCCCGCCGAAGCAGGCGGCCCCTGCGGGGACTTGGCCCTATAGAGGGCTAGCCGACTGCTCTCTGAGCGGTGGCGTTTGGATCAGGGGGCCGGTGCTGATCTCCGGCATTACTGCGCCAAAGCCGCCATGCCTAAAAGGTTTGCTTCCAGACGGCGATTAAGCAGTAGGTATCTGAGCTGCGCATCAGCCTGCGCATTCCCCTGAATGCAAAAAGCCCCGGCACGTGGCCAGGGCTTCCTATCACTTTGCGCCTGTCGAAACTTGCGCACTATGGGAAAAATAGCTCAGATTCCCCACCATAGCAAGTGATTTATGCCGCCTCATCGTCTTTTTCCGCGTCGATCACCTGCCAGACTGCACGAAGTGCCTGAGCATCCACTGCCATGATCGTCTGACGCATGAAATTCCACACCTCTACCCAGTCGCGGTCCCAGTGCTTGGGCTCAATGTGGACTCCGTACAGCTTCTGCATGGCGTCGGCTACCTTGGCAGGGCCCCAGCCATCACCTCCGTTGGCCTCGGCCTTGTAGGACTGGAGCGCACAGGTCACCAAGCAATGTACCTTCGCCAGCTTGGCACCGGTGAGCTGGGGGAAGTCCATGTCATTCCAGATCAGCTTCTCGGCGTTCAGCATGTGGATGACGGTCATGCACGGGTGGTAGAGGTAGTGGCCAAACTGCTGTACTTGGAAAGGGAGAGTTCCAATGGCGCGCTGAACCTTGCCCATGGCCACCAAGTGGGCAGCACGAGCAGTCGATTTGCCGATGGGGGTGCGACGGGTTTCAGCGATGCTGATCCGCTGACGTGGCACCTTCACCCGTACCTCTTCCTCGTCATCATCACGAGCCCGGAAGACGACTTCCTGCTTGCGAGATCGGACGGTCTTGAGCTTGGTGGCAACCTCGGCGCGCTGCTCGGCCGCCTGGCTGATGGAGACATTCGACTCGTGCTGGGACTCGGTCCAGGCCTGCCGTGCGTGGATGAACTTCATGCTTCACTCTCCTCAATCAATCCAGTCGTCTTCAGCCACTCGTAGCCGAACCCAGTAGGGTCCGCTTTGATCTGGTCCGATCGCTCGAACGCCTCCTTGATCGTGGGCAGCACCTCCTTGCCGCCATTCCATTCCAGGGTGATTACCCCGGGATTGTTGCGAATCAGGACGCCCTTCATGCCGTGATCTCCTGGATCTCGATCGAAACCGTGCCGCCTGCCGTTACGGGTCCGCGGACAATGCGCAGATCATCAATCTGGCTGTCGTCTTGCCAGGCACCGCCATGAGTCAGCGCGTCGAGCAATCCCTTGAGCATGTTGTCGAGGTCGCGCCGGCGGCGATCCGGCGGACATGCAGTGATGACCACCTGCAGGCGCCCTTCCCTGCGCGCAACCTTGGCGACAGCGCAGAGCTGAGTGACAGCGCGGGTGTACTGGCGGCCTTTCTCGCTGATGAGCGTCTTGGCGCCGACCCGGCGGTAGTAGGTGTTGTTGCTGGGCGGCCAGG